TGTATCGTCGCAGTATCATCGCATTAACAATGACCGCAGCCCTTAATGGGAGCTCCTTCTGCGTGAGTGTGCAATGATAATCAATAACGATGCATACCGGGGTTTGCAGCTTTTTCGATGGCTGGTTTATCCCTCATTGCTCGCCATCTCGATGCGGGGGTAGAAGAAATCGAGAGTGTTTTACAGAGCTTTCTATCGTAAAGGCTCGATAAAGCAGAATATGTTTTATGTGTGCCTGTAGGCATGATACTCAATAACTAGTGGAATATTCCAATATGACAGGTCTGACAATTAAGCAAGAAGCTTTCTGTCAGGCATACATCGAAACGGGTAATGCTTCTGAGGCTTATCGGACGGCGTATGCTGCTGACAAGATGAAGCCGGAGGCAGTACATGTTCAAGCATGTAAGTTGCAGGATAACCCTAAGATAGCCCTAAGGATAAAAGAATTGAGGGGCGAGATTAAGCAACGCCATAACGTCACCGTCGATTCTCTCCTCGCTGAACTGGAAGAGGCCAGACAAAAAGCCTTAAGCGCCGAGACGCCACAATCATCTGCAGCTGTAGCGGCGACAATGGGTAAGGCTAAGCTGGTCGGCCTTGATAAGCAGATTATCGATCACACCTCATCTGATGGAACTATGGCAACGAAGCCAACCACTATTCGCCTGGTAGGAGTTGACCCAGCCAATGGAAAGCCAAGTTGACCTCCAGATACCTGCCAAGTTAGTTCCTGTATTCGCGACAGAAGGAGTCCGTTATCGTGGTGCTCACGGTGGACGTGGATCTGCTAAGACGCGTACTTTTGCACTAATGACTGCCGTCAAAGCGTATCAAGCGGCAGAAGCCAATATCAGTGGAGTTATCCTGTGCGCTCGAGAATACATGAACTCGCTGGAAGAATCCTCCATGGAGGAGGTAAAGCAGGCAATTCGCTCCGTGGCGTGGCTTGACGATTACTTCGACATTGGAGAGAAATACATCAGGACAAAGAACCGCAAGGTCAGCTATGTATTCTGCGGTCTTCGCCATAACCTAGACAGCATCAAATCAAAAGCGCGAATTCTTGTAGCCTGGGTTGACGAGGCCGAGTCTGTTTCTTCGACTGCGTGGAAAAAGCTTCGCCCGACCGTTCGTGAAGAAGGCTCAGAAATCTGGGTTACGTGGAACCCGGAGAAGGACGGCAGCGCCACCGACAAACTTTTCAGAAAGAATCCCCCAAAAAGCTCAATGATTGTCGAGATGAACTATGTCGACAATCCATGGTTCCCTGCGGTGCTTGAGGAAGAGCGACAGGAAGACCTGGCAAACCTTGATTACGCAGATTACGCGTGGATATGGGAAGGCGCATATCTCGAAAACTCAGATAAGCAGGTGCTGGCTAACAAATACGTCGTGCAGAGCTTCGAAGACAATCTATGGAGAAAATCAGAGCGCTTGCTGTTCGGTGCTGACTTCGGATTCGCGAAAGACCCCAGCACGCTTATTCGCATGTTCATTCTGGATAACAACCTCTACATCGAATACGAGGCCTACGGCAATGGCGTAGAGCTCGACGATATGTGGAAGTTTTATGCAGGCAAAACCGATGCCACGCCGAAACAGCTTGAGGACTGGGAGGTCACTGACGATGCGAAATTCCCCGGTATCCCTGAAGCGCGTAAATGGCCCATCAAAGCCGACAACTCCAGGCCAGAAACTATCAGCCATATCAAAGGGCAGGGATTCAACATCTCAGCTGCTCAGAAATGGCAGGGTAGCGTAGAGGACGGCATCACTTTCCTACGTGGATTTAAGAAGATCATCATCCATCCTCGCTGCAAAGAAACAGCGAAAGAGGCGCGGCTTTACTCGTACAAAACAGACCGTATCACTGGCGAAGTCTTGCCGATTATCGAGGATAAGTACAACCACTGCTGGGATGGAATCCGATACGGTCTTGACGGGTATATCAAACGCAAACCTCAATCGATGGGGATGATGATTCCTAAGCGCCTTAGGGGGAAATAATCATGAAAAACAAATGCAAATGCCCTGGCTGCGAACGCAAAAGAAAAGGCGGGCCGGGTTATCAGCCATGTGCCACCAAATATCCTGCCAGGGGAATTGCTCCACCACCTAAACGACCATAACGGACAATCCATGACTGACAAATTAACACTAGCCGTCAATCACGCGCTGAATGACGTCAGGCTTGCTCGCGCCCGCATGGGGCTACTTAATCCTTCAATGGGTTTGGACGCTAAGCGTAATTCAGCCTGGTGTGAATACGGATTCAAAGAAGAATTAACCTTCGATGACCTTTACAAGCTCTACCGCCGCGGTGGTATAGCTCACGGTGCCGTAGAAAAGCTTGTTGGTAAATGCTGGCAGTCAAACCCTGAAATCATTGAGGGTGAAAAGTCAGATGAAACACGCATGGAAACGTCTTGGGAGTCCAAAACTAAGCAGGTTTTCACTAACCGACTTTGGCGCGCGTTTCTTGATGCTGATCGGCGACGTCTCGTTGGCCGCTATGCAGGAATTCTCCTGCATATTCGAGATAATAAAGCGTGGAATCTGGAACCAACGAAAGGGCGTGGTCTGGAAAAAGTAAGTATTGCATGGGCCGGTTCACTGAAAGTCAGCGAATGGCATGACGGAGTGGTTTCAAAGAATTATGGTCAGCCGAAGATGTGGCAGTACACAGAGATTCTACCCAATGGTTCCTCTCGCCGTGTCGACATCCACCCTGATCGTGTTTTCATTCTTGGTGACTATACAGACGATGCGATCGGTTTCCTTGAGCCTGCATACAACGCTTTTGTCAGTCTGGAGAAGGTGGAAGGTGGTTCCGGTGAGTCGTTCCTGAAGAACGCTGCACGCCAGCTTAACGTCAACTTTGAAAAGGAAATCGACTTCAATAATCTGGCGTCGCTGTATGGCGTGAGTATCGATGAGCTACAGGAAAAGTTTAACGAAGTTGCCGGGGAAATTAACCGGGGTAACGACGTGTTAATGACCACGCAGGGGGCGACAGTTACACCACTTGTCACTGCCGTAGCAGACCCAACAGCAACCTACGACGTTAACCTCCAGACAGCTTCCGCTGGCGTAGATATTCCGACTCGCATTCTCGTAGGTAATCAGCAGGCCGAGCGTTCCAGCACAGAGGACCAGAAGTACTTCAATGCTCGCTGCCAGTCCCGACGAGGCGAATTGTCATTCGAGATTGAGGACTTCTGCGACAAGTTGATTAACCTCGGCATTATCGACCCGATAGGCCATAAAACAGTTATTTGGGACGACCTTAATGCGCAAAGCGATAGTGAAAAACTGGATGCCGCGCAGAAGATGTCGCAGATAAACAGCGCATCATTAGCAACAGGCGAGCAGGTATTTACTGGTGAAGAGATTCGTGTGGCTGCCGGGTATGAGGGTTCACCTGAACCACTTCCGGAGATAGATGATGACGAAGAAGAAAGCGAAATCACCGATACTACCCGGAAACCTTAAAGACCCGACAGGCGCTGACCGCCTTGAGCGCGGAGCAATGAACGAGTTCGCCAGGCGAATGAAACGCATTGGCAAAGCCTACAAGGATATCCTCGACCGCATTCCTGCATCACCATCAGTAAACCAGCGCTACACCTTCGAACTCGACTCCACCCAGCTATCAATGCTCCTCAGCAATGCCTCATTGCTGGTGGATGAGATTTTGGGTGCGGATAACGAGACTGGGTTCTGGTTCTGGACTGATTACGTCAACCCGGCGTATCAGCGCGGCACGGCGCAGGAATTTGCCAATCTGGCGCAGCAGTCAGCCGTGTACGCGGCAGGACAGGAAAGCGTATCGGCAATCCTCCTGAGTGAGCCGTACCGCCGCAGACTAATTCTGGTTCGCGCTCGCACCTTTGAGGAAATGAAGAACATCAGTGCCACTGTTAAAGCCGATATGGCGAGGATACTGACCGATGGTCTCGGGCGCGGACAGAACCCTCTGGAGATAGCGAAGCGCATCACTGAGCAGACAGGTATTGAGTCTCGCCGGGCTAATCGTATTGCCCGGACGGAGATTACCACCGCGCTGCGCCGTGGTCGATGGGATGAATCAGATGAGGCAACGGAGCAATACGGGATACTCACCCGTCAACTGCATTTGTCAGCGCTCAGCACGACCACCAGGCAGTCTCACGCGTTACGACATGGAAAGCTCTACACAACGGAAGATGTGAGGGAGTGGTACAGCATCAATGGAAACGCAATCAACTGCAAATGCACTCAGGTATCTGTTCTCGTTGATGAGGCGGGAAATCCTCTTTACCCGAACGTTATCAACATGGCCAGAAAAGGGCTGGAGAAAGCGAAGCAGGCAGGACTGGTTCCCAATTATTCGCATTGCGGTTGTGGGCGCAAGCACGCTGCATAAACGTGAGAATCTTCAATGAAAGTACAGGTTAATGTCACTTCAAAAGTGAACAGCAAAGCCATTCGCAGGGAACAACACAACGGACGTGAGCACTGGGTTGTTCCCTCCTACACCCTCCCAGCTAACGTGGTCATGAACGGCGGACTCTATCCTGCCAGCGAAATTGACCAGCACTATACCGGTCTGGAAGGGACGCTGGCACCGCTGGGACATCCACAGGTAAACGGCCAGTTTGTTTCGGCTTTCAGTCCTGAAGGCTTGAATGTGGGATATGTCGGGGCGTGGAACAAAAACGTCAAGAAGTCAGGTAACCGTGTCTACGTCGAGAAGTGGATCGACACAGAAGTGGCAAAGCGTACAGATGATGGCAAGCGTCTTCTTGAGCGTCTTGAGGCGCTGGAGAAAGGCGATGATGTTCCGCCAATCCATACCAGCGTTGCCGTATTCCTGGAAGAACTGGAAGCGAACGATGAGCAGAAAGCTCAGGGGGCTTCATGGGTTGCGAAAATTCACGCGATGGATCATGACGCCATCCTTCTGGATGAGGTTGGCGCGGCCACACCAGATCAGGGGGTAGGGATGATGGTTAACGCTGACCTCGCCACGCCACTGAAGGCTAATTCCGGTGCGCTGGTTGGCGAAACCTATCGCGAGCGAGAGCGGCGTCTGGAGAAGTATGCGAAAGATAAATTCGCTCCCGGAGAGAAAGAATACGCCTGGGTGGCTGACTTCACTGACTCGCAGGCCGTAATCATCCTCAACAATGGTGATCCGAAGGTTTACGGATACAAATCTGAGGGCGGAAAGATTGTCTTTGACGATACCTGGACAGAGGTTCAGCGCCAGAGTTCATGGGTTGCCGTCGTCAACAAGCTCAAATCATTTTTCACACCGCAGGATAACCCTGCACCAAACCACAAAATGGAGGGCGACATGCCTTTAACCAAAGAAGAACTGGAACAAATCGGCAGCATGGTTAGCGAGGCCGTCGCCACCAATACCGAAAAGGCTATCAAGCCTCTCGCGGAAAAGGTTGATGCGCTACAGGCCAATCAGCAACAACTTTCTGAAGCCCTGACTGCCAACTCCCGCGCCGAAGAGAAAACGAAGCGTGAAGCGGTGGCAAAAGTTCACGGCGAGATTGTGGCTAACGCCCTGTCTGGCGAAGCGCTGGACGCGATGTACAAAACCATTGGTGATGCCGCACCGCTGGGTACTAACTCTGCTCAGCATCAGAAAGAAACTGGCGCACCTGCCGCATCTGAATACTTCAAATAAGGAGCCTGGATAATGTCACGTTATCGTCGCGTTAATATCGACGGGGAATCGCTCTACAAGACCGAAACCCGCCTCACCTCCGCAGAACTACTGCCAGGCACTGCCGTCACTATTAACAGTGATGGTAAGTTCGCACAAGCCACTGCATTAACTGGCCGCATGTACATTATCGATTGCGCTTATCATCAGGGACTTGGCATTCGTGATGCCGTTCCTGCTGGCGATTCTGCTGTTGGCAACTATGTAGAAGAAGGCCGTGAACTTGCGCTTCTGTGTGTACCTGGCGCGTACAAGAAGGACAGCCCGATTAAGCTTGGCGCGGCTGGTCAATTCACACTGGCAACTGGCGACACCGATTCAGTAATCGGCTACAGCCAGGACGAGTTCACCATCGCAGCCAGTACCACCGATTTCATTCGCGTTCGTATGCGCGTTGGCACTGCCGCTGCAGGCGCGTAACAAAAGGATAAACATATATGTATTTCTCTAAAGAGACACTGGCGACCAACTCGCGCCTTGGTGGTCACTGGAATGAGCTTTGGGCAAACCGCAACATGTGGAACGCACAGCATGATGCCATGATTGCGGCAAATCGTTCTAATATGACTCCTGAATGGCTGGCGGTTAATGCTGTAGGCGGTTTTACGCGTGATTTCTGGGCCGAAATTGACCGTCAGGTGCTGCAACTGCGTGATCAGGAGGTTGGCATGGAAATCGTCAACGACCTGATTGGTGTGCAGACCGTTCTTCCTGTTGGCAAAACAGCAAAGCTTTACAACGTTATTGGTGATATCGCTGATGATGTTTCTGTAAGCATTGACGGTCAGGCTCCATTCTCATTTGACCATACCGAATATGCGAGCGACGGAGACCCGATTCCGGTATTCACCGCAGGTTACGGTGTGAACTGGCGTCATGCTGCTGGTCTTAACTCTCTCGGTATTGACCTTGTGCTGGATTCGCAGATGGCTAAAATGCGCAAGTTTAACCAGAAGCGCGTCAACTACTATCTGAACGGCGACCCGAATATTCAGGTGCAGTCCTACCCGGCGCAGGGTATCAAAAACCACCGTAACACCAAGAAGATCAACCTTGGTTCTGGTTCTGGTGGCGCAAATATCGACCTGACCACTGCCGATATGACAGCACTGTTTGCTTTCT